TGCATGCGCTACGCGTCGAGGTACGCGACCTCAATCAGCAGGTACGCGGACTGGTCGAGGCATGGGAGACGGCGCAAGGAATCGTCCGGTTCATGAAATTCCTCGGCACCATGGCGACAGCTGGCGCGGCGATCTGGGCGCTGGTGAGCATGGCGAGATCGTCGAAATGACCGCCGTACAAACCGCCTCCGGCATCATCGAACTGACGTTTCAGCACCTGCTGCCGTCGAAGTTCGACAGCCCGCAAGCGCGGGTGCAGCTGATCGCCAACGGCCTGCAAGAGTCCGGTTTCGCCACGCGCCAGCAGGATCATGGCCCGGCGCGCAGCTACTGGCAGATGGAACAGGGTGGCGGCATCCACGGCGTGCTGACGAACAGCGTCACGGCGCCGTATGCGCGCACGGTGTGCAGTCTGCGGGCTGTCGCGCCCACCGAATCCGACGTCTATGCCGCGTTTCTGAGCGACGACCAGCTCGCTTGTGCGTTCGCCCGGCTGATCCTGTGGGCTGATCCCAACCCGCTGCCGCAGCTCGGCGACGCTGACGGCGCATGGGCGTGCTACCTGCGCAACTGGCGCCCTGGCCGTCCTCGCCCGGATGCATGGCCCGACAACTACAACGCAGCCCTGAGTGCAGGCCGATGACGATCTACGCCGATGCAAAACGCTGGTGGCACAGCAAGACCATCTGGCTCGGCACGCACCTGATTGCCGCTGCCCCGGTGCTGGAATACGCCCGCGACAACAGCACGCTGCTGCATGCCTACGTCGGCAAGGCTGACGCCGCGATCAGCTTCACGCTCGGCGTGATCGTGGTCTGGCTGCGCAACGTGACGCGCAAGCCGATCGGCAAGACGGCGAACTCGACCGACCGAGCCGGCGCGTGACATGCAGCTGACCGACCTCGATCCCCGGTGGATTGGTGACGGAATTGGTGGCGCGAGGATTGGTCTGTCATTCGACTGCCCGCACTGCCGAACGCAGCGCTTGGCTGTCCCCTTTCATTCGTCAGCGATTGAGTACCTTGTGGATGGGGTGACGGTTGCGAGGGGCTGGGGTGTTGGCCACATATGGGATATGACCGGGAGCAGCTTTGAAGACTTGACGCTTACTCCGTCAGTCGATGCGAGCTCTTCTGGGCACTGGCACGGGTTCATCACGAACGGGGAAATCCGCTGATGATCGACAATCTTTCCCCGATTCGCGGCATCGTTACCGCCTGCACGCTATCCCTGGTGCTCTGGGTGGGCATCGTCGCGCTGCTGTGGTGGCTGCTGTGATCGCCATCCTCGGCCTCTTGCGCAAGGTGCCGATCTGGGCATGGCTGGCGCTTGCCGCTGCCGGCGTGATCGGCTGGCAGCACATCGAGATTGGGCATTACAAGGCGAAAGCCGCTGCCTTCGTCACCGAGACTGCCTCACTCGAGGCCGCGCAGTACGTGAGCCTGAGCACCATCGAGACGCAGCGAGTCGCGCTCAAGCAGTGGGCCGACAAGTACAAGGCTGACATGGAGAACGGCGCCGTGTTCACGAAGCAGGCCGTCCAGTTCGCTGCCGATCAACAGCACGCCAACCAATCCAGTCAGCAGAAGCTGCGGGTGATCTATGAAACTTTTCCGTCGGTCAAGGCATGGGCTGCTGCTCGCAGCGCTCCCGTTGCTGTGGTTGACCGCATGCGCGACAACGCCAACGCCCATTGAGGTTCGGTCGGTTGATGTGCCGGTGCCCGTCTATGTAGCGCTCCCGTCTAATCTGACCAAGGTTGAGCCGATGCCAGCTTTCCCGGCTGACTTCACCAATGGCGCATGGACGCAGTACACGCTTGACATGCAGACCGCGCTCAAGATCGACATTGACAAGCTCACGAAGATTCAGGCGCTGCAGCCTACAAAGTGACGTCAATCCACATATCGCGCGGCCGCAACTAACGCGCGTGATATGCAGGCGGTGACGGAATTGGCATAGCCTGACTGTTGGAGTTTTGCGAGTGCGGCAGTGGCATCCGCCGGCAGTATGCCGCCGGGGATGCGCCTACCGCCTGCCGCAACGCGTTTGGCCTCGTTTGCGCGAGACCAAGCGGCTTGGCGCGGATCGTGGTGGGAGGCGTCGGGCTTCATGCGACCTGGTAATCGGCCGGAATAGCGTCCACATCGATGATGTGCGGCCAATCGCCGGAGAGCTCGCACGCGTCCTGGATCTCGCGGAGGATACGTGCATTTTTGTCAGCCTCGGCGCGGTGCGGACCTTTGTTTGCCGCGCGGCCGCCCAGATCGGCGTCCGACCAGCCGTTGAAAATTGTCATTGTGTAGCCCATGCGGGCCGCTTGACGAATGACATCACTGACCCGCTGGCTGTTGGCTGGGCGTATCGCGGAATAGAGCACTGTAGACATGTCGATCTCCTGATTGCGCCTCGCCGGTATTGGCTGGCATGGATAGATAATAGCACCTAACGCGCGTTAGCCGAGCACTTTCTGCAAAATAGTCGAAACGATAGAGTTCAGTATTTAAGGGCACTGATATGGAAGGAAAGCGTGTTGAATTGATCCCGCAGCCGGGCGGCTTTCAGCTTTTGGAGCCGGGTGAGTACGGTAAGTGGACGGATGGCACTTGGTCAGCTTGTACGCCAAACGATCACGGCGCCAACCTCGGCCGCCACGACGTTACGGAACACGAAGACGGCACCATAAGCGTGACGCCATCCATCCTCGTCAGCAACAACGATGGCCCGCTTTGGCATGGCTATCTGACGCGCGGCGTCTGGCGTGAGTGCTGACATGCACATCATCTACATCATCGGAGCCGCACTCATCGTCGCGCTGTCGGTGTGGGTACTGATCGAGCTATGGGTCGACAAGCGGTATCGCAGGAAGTACGACATGCGGCCGACGGTGCCAAATCCACGGGACAGATTGCCACCATTATGAATCACAACGAGGAATGAACATGACTGATCCAGTCGTTGCACCTGTGGAGGCTAAGGCTACGGCAGTTGAGCTTAAGCCAGCACTCCCACATCCAGCGCTTGGCGTAGTCGCCGAGATTGAAGCCAAGCTGGTCAGCCTTGAAGGCGTATGGGTATCGGACCTGCGTGCGCTAGTGTCGAAGCTCAAAGCGCATCTGTGAGATGGCATGCCAGGCCCCTTTCCGTACGAGGATCGTATAGGGACGATCATCTGCAATCGCATAGCTGATGGGGAATCGTTGCGATCCATCTGCCGCGATGAGGGGATGCCAAGCAAGGCATTGGTGCTTAGGTGGGTGGGGGAACTTCCCTCGTTCCGTGACCGGTATGTGCGCGCGCGCGAGGCGCAGGCTGATGGTTATTTTGAAGAGATCGTTGATATAGCCGACGATGGCCAGCGTGATTACACAGTTGGCGAGGATGGCCAAGAGTTTGTCAACCACGATCACATCCAGCGAGCACGACTTAGGGTGGACGCTCGCAAGTGGGTGGCAGCAAGGATGGCTCCCAAAAAGTATGGCGACATGATGCGCCAGCCGGCGCCAACGGATGCAGACGAGCCTAACCCGCTAACCGACCCGAATCCTGACGTGTGAGCAAGAAGCCGGTCACGCTGCAGGCCTTGCATGAGGAGCAGGCCAAGATCGGGCGCTCGTTCGCCACCTGCCCGCGCATTGTGATGCGCTGTGGTCGGCGCTTTGGCAAGACGACGTTGCTTGAGCGATGCGCGTCCAAGTGGGCTTATCAGGGCCAGAAGGTGGGCTGGTTCGGCCCCACCTACAAACTCAACTCGCCCACGTACAAGCGGATATTGCGCGTCACGCAGCCGATTGTTCAGAGCAAGTCCAAGATTGACCAGCTTATCGAGATGACCACCGGGGGATCGGTGGAGTTCTGGACGCTGAACGATGAGGATGCAGGACGCTCGCGTTTCTATGACAAAGTGATTCTTGACGAAGCCTCTCTGGTACAGAAGGGCATGCGGGACATCTGGGAGCAAGCGATCGCCCCCACGCTGCTTGACAGGCGTGGTTCGGCAATCATGGCCGGTACGCCAAAAGGCATCGATCAGGACAACTTCTTCTATCAAGCCTGCACCGACAAAAGCATGGGTTGGCTGGAGTTCCATGCGCCCACCTCGCTCAATCCTATGCTTGACCCTCAGGCGGTCGCCAAGCTCAAGGACGAATACCCTCCGCTGGTCTATCAGCAGGAGTATCTGGCTGAATTCGTTGACTGGAATGGCTCGGCCTTCTTTGGTGAGGATTCATTGCTGGTTGACGGACAGCCCGTCGATTACCCAGTCAAGTGCGATCAGGTCTTCGCGGTGGTGGATACCGCGCTCAAGGATGGGCTGGAACACGACGGCACAGCGGTCACGTACTACGCCCGCAATATCCATTACGGCACGAAGCTGATCGTCCTCGATTGGGACGTGTTGCAGATTGAGGGTGCGTTGCTTGAGGACTGGCTGCCTAGCGTGTTTGCGCGACTGGAGGAGCTGGCTGTCATGGTGGGTTCGCGCCAGGGAAACCTTGGCGCATGGATCGAAGACAAGGCCAGCGGCATCGTGTTGCTACAACAGGCACAGCGGCGCGGATGGCCGGCAGCACCCATTGATGGTGCATTGGTCGCTATGGGAAAGGAAGGTCGCGCGTTGTCGGTCTCAGGCTATGTCTATCGCGGCGAGGTGAAGGTCAGCCGCTACGCGCACGACAAGACGGTCAATTACAAGGGCCAGACGCGCAACCATTTTATTTCGCAGGTCTGCAGCTTCCGCATGGGTCAGAAAGACGGCCCCCGGGATTTGCTGGATACCTTCTGTTACGGGGTAGCAATATCTTTGGGTGACACAGAAGGGTATTAAAGGAGAGATTGTGCTATGCTTAAGACTCCCAACACAAGGAGCTAAGGCAATGACGCAGAAGGGAGCTACTACGCAGGTTCCGGCCGCCAACAGAATCGATATAACCGGCCAAAAGATTGGACGCCTGACGGTTATTAGAGCGATCCGTAAGCCGGGAATTGAAAGGCTCTTTTATGAATGCATTTGCGAATGTGGCTCAACAAGGGTCATCGGTGCGCAAAATCTGCGCCGCCGCTTGACGCAGTCATGTGGATGTCTCCAGAAAGAGCGCGTTAAAGCGGCATCGTTCAAGCACGGTCTATCCCATACGCCCATTCACAACACTTGGATGGGAATGCTGCAACGGTGCAACGACGAAAATTGCACAGCCTATCCAGACTACGGCGGTCGTGGGATCAAGGTCTGCGATCGCTGGATGGTCTTTGAGAATTTCCTCAAGGACATGGGATTGCCGCCGCAAAAAGGCATGACGCTGGATCGATACCCGAGCAACGATCTCGGATATCAACCAGGGAATGTTCGCTGGGCCACCAAAAAAGAACAGGCAAATAATCGCCGGTCAAGCAAGCTCATAACATTTAAAAATGAGACCCTAACGCAGGCGCAATGGGAAGACCGTTTCGGCCTTCCTCGCGGGATGCTTAATGGACGGTTACAGCTTGGATGGACGCTCGATCGAGCTCTATCGACAGCACCAAAATAACACCGAAGGGTATTGATTCATGGCATCAACCGACACCAATCAGAGCGGCCCGGCCCTGCTTGGGGTGGGTAATAGCCTCTCTCCAGCACTGATCGACCTGTTGCTGTGTGATGAAATCCAGCCCGG